TTCTTTGAGTGGGCAGGGTTGAAGAAGACAAAGCAAATTGCCATGTCTTTGCGTGAAGGGATCTCGTAGCGACATGCGGCGACATCCACAATGCAGGTCTCAATTGGCGGGGCAGTTTCAGGTGTGCGAACAACGTTATATGCAAAGGACTGGATTTGACCCATTACTTATACTGTGCGTTTTCGATATTGGCACGAGCCTCAGCTACGCGCTGTAAGTGCTTACGGCGACTCATTTCAGCCTGAGCCTTTGCGCGCTTGAGCTGACGCCGACGCGAGAGCTCGTACATACGCTTGGTCTGCTTCTTTGTTTGGAACACTGCCTTGACTGCCTTCTTAATACCCAGGAATCCTCCGGTCCGTCGACGAGTCCTCATTGTATTCAGCCGACAAAAACGAATTTACCGCGAAGGAGACGAAGGAAGCATATGTACTCGCCCTACAATGCCTCCAATCGACCTTTCACTGAGGATGACATCCACCGCATTCTCCGTCGTCATGGACTCCCGCATTACCGCGTCAGCAACCGGAAGGTCTTTCAGACCGCAATGGTCCATACAACCTACGTTCGACGCACAGACTACACTACGCCTGATGGAGAGCCGGCCGTTCTCGCTCCCTGTCCCTCCGGCGTTATGCCCCTCCAAGATGAGAGCTATGAATGCCTGGAATTTGAAGGTGATGCAGTCCTCGGTGCCTGTATCGCGACGTATCTACGCAAGAAGTTCCCCGAGAAGAAGCAGGGATTCTTGACGGACGCCCGTAAGGAGCTCGTCAACAATGACCGAATCGGGGGGCTGTCGAAGGTGATCGGTCTTGATCGATTCTATGTGATTTCCCGCCACAACGAGGACTCGGTGGCCATCGCTGGGCGTTCGAACACTAAGAAGCTTGGCGACATCTTCGAGGCGTTTCTGGGAGCTCTGTGGACGGACTGTGGGAACCGGTTTGCAATTGTGTACTCCTTCGTGACCACTGTGATGGAAGCCTACCTGGACGTGGATGAAATCGTGAACTCGGCGACGAACTTCAAGGACCTGTTTCAGAAGTACTGTCAGCGGGAGTTCAAGTGCACCCCGGAGTACGAGATGCGATCCAATGACCCGAAGAAGAACGAGATTGTGGTGGCGGTCATGGTCGCTGGAAAGGTCTATGGACTTGGCGTTGGATCCACACGAAAGAAGGCAGAGCAGGTGGCGTGTAAGGAGGCACTCAGTAAAGTCGGGGTAGGCGTTTCCGCCGCCTAGTTCCACCACCCTTGACAGGGAGGAGAACGCCTTGTAACGACGTGATCGCAGCGCCACGGGCTTTCTTATCATCTTTTGCCGCCCATACTGCTGCCCGGCACGTATCAATGGCGGCACTCTTCGTAATGGCTACTTCCCCAACCGCCGTTAGAACCGCAAGTATGTCGGAAACCCTCGTGAGAGTGTCCATATCTACGCCGTCTTCGAGATTCCGTATGTGGGCATATTGTGGAAAATCGTCGTATGTGCCGCTCGTATTGGTGCGTATGGCTTCAACATACACTCTGAACTCGTCGGGGCTTTTCAGCTTATCGTAGTCAAATGTAACGGCATGTCCATCGGGCATAATTGCCATGTTTCCATCATGTAGATCATTGATCACGAATGTACCATCGATAGCAACAAGTCCATGTAAGATCTCGAATAATGCTTTGAGTTTGTCCGGGACGGAGAGAGTATCAACTGTCTGTTTAAACTTAGGAACTATGAGACAGTACCCTTCGGCGTTCTCGAATACATAGTCTATTGTCTGATCTTGACCGCGCGTAGTCGAGTTGAATTGTTTGACTCGTCTTGTCAGTCGTTTTCCAACACGGACCCAACCCGTCTCGTCCCGTCTGACCATTTCGTTCAGGTTGCATCTGTATTCGCGTACATATGTATTCGTGATCCTCTTGACAAGATCGCCCTCGCCCTCGGAGGTCGCGGCTTTTATCATGTCGTGTTTCTTTACAATCGTATCATCTACTGAGATATATGCAACATATGCCTTCGGGTCGTCGAGTTCAGGCTTAAACTGTTCAGGCTCACCTTTCTCGACCGCTTTATATGGAAGGAAATTCCACCCCTCGCCCTCCCCTGATTCAAATGTAATCGCACTATACCCAGAGTCTTTAAAAACACCTCCTCGATGCTTTCGACGACGAAACGTACGACGACGACCTCCTCCAGGTGCAAGAAGCTTCCGACACGCGTCTTTCATGTCTTCGAGCTTCTTCTTCTCTGGGTCGGCTGCCGGAGCCGGAACCGCCTTGACCTCCACAACCGATGATTCCGGGTTATTCACCACCGCAGGGATGATGCGGCTCACGGCCTGTGCCTCTGCGGGAGGCATAGGCTTTTCCGCTACGATCGGGTGAATGGCCGGTGGGTCTCCGAACAGCTCCGGAATCATGACCTTAAGCTTCTCGGTCAGAAGCTCATTTGGTTTCTTGCTGATCGACTCGAATATCTCATCCGCGAATGCCTTGGCCTTGTCTTCGGAGACAACTCCCGCCGCACGTGCCGGTCCCAGCAGTCCAAGCGTATCCCACACGGACAGTATCGTTGAAAAGAGTCCCTTGCTCGGCATCTTGAGTTTCAAATGATATACGTCAAGAAGTGCGAACTGTATCGTGTGCTGACTGAGCGTCTTCCAGTTGTCCTGTTGTGCCTTGCTCCACGAAAGATACGACCTCACCCACTTCTTGAATGATTCGTGACCCACCGTTCCGCGCCCCCAGTCGAATATGACAAGCTGGTCACCCATCCATCCGAGATTGTTGAAATGCGAATCACTGTGGGTCACCTTCTCGGCGTTCATCTGCACCATGGCAAGCATCAGTCCCTTCAAGGATGACTTGATCAGTGCATCCGGCTTGGACTTGGCGTATATGCTGCGATAGAGCGTGTCGCCCTGCTTGGGAGTGACCAAGTTGATTAATCCCTTGTTACCCTGGAGCAGGGGGATCGTACAGTTCTTCTGCTTGTCTTCCGGTTTGAACTTGGGGGCACATGCTCTGTTGGCCAAGTTGAAGAACTGGGAGATACCATTACCCTTTACCGCGATGGCATCGAGCGCCTTGACTACAGCCTTCTGAACCGTGACTTCGTATTTATCGCGAGTGATACGGGAGACGAATTCAGTTCCAGGGGGTGCAGACCGTATCGTTGCTCCCTTCTTCGTGGCACATGCGACATCGGGGATGTAAACGCAGGTGTCTGCTCCCTGCGTCTTGTATTCGCCACCTTCCATTGTTCAGAAGCGACAAGAATATATCCTCGCAAAAGATAAACACAATGGGCGGTGGTCTTCTCCAGCTCGTCGCATATGGTGCTCAGGATGCCTACATCACTGGAAATCCCCACATCACCTTCTGGAAGGTGCTCTACAAGCGTCATACCAATTTCGCCATGGAGGCCATGCGTGTCAACTTCACCGGCTCCCCCGCCTACGGTCAGCGCTCGGTGGTGGTTGTGAACCGGAATGCTGACCTGATGTTCCGCACCTACCTCGAGGTCACGCTGCCTGACACCCGTGCGGCGGCAACAGGTGCCGCGAACGACGTGCTCTGGACGGCCGGTGGTCGCCGCCGTCTGGGTTACCTCCTCATCCAGCAGGTGGAGATTGAGATCGGTGGCCAGATCATGGACCGCCACTACGGCGAGTGGATGTACATCTGGGAGTCTCTGACCTCGCCGTATGACCAGTCGGTTCGCCTCGACCAGATGCTTGGTGCCAACGTGGCCGGTACCTACTCCACCCCGGCTGGTTGCAACGGCCGCCCGGCGGTTCTCTACATCCCGCTCCAGTTCTGGTTCTGCCGCAACCCCGGTCTGGCTCTGCCGCTCATCGCCCTCCAGTACCACGAGGTGCGCCTGAACTTCATCTTCCGTCAGGCCACGGACCTGGTGCAGAACATCACAACGGGTGGTGTTGCGTGGAACACAACGACTCCCTCTGCGTCGATCACGGGTGCGGCTGCTGCTCTTCCCCGCTTTAAGGATGCGGCGGTCTATGTGGACTACATCTACCTCGACACGGACGAGCGCCGCCGCTTCGCCCAGCAGACGCACGAGTACCTGATTGACCAGCTCCAGTATGGTCTCCAGCAGTCGATCACCTCCCAGACAGTGCGCCTGGATCTGACCCTCAACCACCCGGTTAAGGAGCTGGTGTGGGTTTACCAGGATGCGCGTGTCCTCGATTGCTCGGTCGTCGGTCAGGCCTTCGCCGCACTTCCGGCCGCGAACAACACCCAGCCCTTTCAGTATGCGGATATCGCCAACCGCTGCCGCCTCCAGCTCAACGGCCAGGACCGCTTCGACGAGCGCTACGGCGACTACTTCTGGAAGGTGCAGCCCTACCAGCACCACAGCGGCGGCGCCTTCGAGGTTCACGCCTACACCCAGCCGGTGGGTCAGACCTCGTATGGAGCCTCGTATGGAGTGTTTACGGCTACAACAGCTGCTGTGAACTCGTATGCGGTCACAGGCATCACCTGGGTCTCGCCCACAGCTGCTAACGCTGCGTTCTATGGCAGTCTGACGGCGGTTGTCGTGAATGCAACAGGTCCTCCCGCTTCCTCTGTGATGTCCGAGGTTGTCCCGGCTGGAACGACGATCACGTTCACGGCCAACGGCACGTCTGCACCTACGGCTGCAACGCTGAGCTACACGCCCAACGTGGCCGGAACCGTGACGTTCTATGTCCTCTATGACCCGAATAACGCCGTTCTTGACACCGTCACGGGAGGTTCGCTCGGCTTCCAGCAGGTCAACTCGGCCGGTGCCACGACTGCGACTGTCGCAGGTCAGACGGTTGCTGTCTCGGGCGTTGGCTACACGCAGTCGATCAACCCGATCAACGTGTACTCGTTCTCCCTGGCCCCCGAAGAGCACCAGCCGTCTGGTTCGTGCAACTTCTCCCGTGTCGACACCACGACCCTGGTCTTCGATTCGATCACAGGTGTAGATGGCAAGGCTCTGGTGGCTGGTTCGTTCCCGAGCAAGAGCTTCCCCTACCTGTTCCGCCTGTATGCCGTGAACTACAACATCTTCCGCGTCATGAGCGGTATGGGTGGTCTGGCCTACAGCAACTAAACCTTCAAATCCATCAATGTGATCGAGGTGTTGGGTGCACATCCTTTCAGACCCAGTGTCTGTTGCAGCATGATAGGTGCCGGGCTGTCCTTGCCCGGACAGTGTGCGTGTTCGTGACCTAAAATGTGACCCATTTCATGCGACACCATGTATTGACGATACGAATCCAGTGGTTGTCCGCTCTTTGACGCACCCTGTGTCCACCGCATGGCATTCAGATACATGTTATGACCTCCCACTTCAGCACATGACAAGCCTTTGGGAAGTCCACACATCTTCGTGATGGTTGCGGGGGATGACAGTCGGATCACCACGTTTGGCCGCTGTTTCACCAGCTCAAACCGGTATCCATGCGCCTCCCACCCACCTGGATCTGATAAGTACACTTGAAGCAACTCTGCAAACGTCTCCTGTGAATACCGGACATCCGGATCCACTTGAGCTGTATACTTGATCAGCTTCATTGCTTCTAGGAAACGAAAAGTCTGACGGCAAGTTCAAGAGCAGCACCATGCCGCTCACCAAGTGCTCCCAGTGTAAAAAGCGTACTCACCTCATCTTCAACTGCCAATGTCCCGGAATGTTCTGCGTCAAGTGCCGTATGCCCGAAGTTCACGAGTGTAAGGTGTTTGTTCCCATCAAGATCGAGCTGGTGAAGGTTGTGGCGGATAAGATGCCTACACGATGTTGAGTAGCTCCATGAATACCCCCATGATCCTCGTCACCTCTCTGGGATCGTAGCCGAATACGTCTAGAACCGACATCACAATCGCATTGTCACGAAGGATGACCTCTACGACGAGAAGCTCGTTGTGATGTCCGAAGTCCACGAGCCAGAGCGGCTCATTTTCTGGCGTCTTGTCCACTGTGTAGTTGGTCGTGCCGATCAAGTTGGGAAGACGCTCCTGTGTGTCGACGAGTGCATTGTCGATGTTGAGAGCCATGGTGTCCGTTGGCTGGAGCGGGTTCTATCCGTTTTTAAAAAACGGATTCCGTTAGGGACAGGTACTCTGTCAGACACAATGGATACGTCACTTTCCTTCGTTGAGTTTGACGTGATTCTTCAAGCTATTGTATCCTACGATGTCTACCCCGCCTTTATCCAGGTGTTCCGCGAGACCTTTCGTGGACGCCAAGGCCAAGACCTTTCCGTGAGAGAGTTTGTGACCTTTCTTGCCGCGACCGTGGACAAGTTCTCCCGAGAGGCTGTGTTCAAGCGGCTGATTGGGCAGTTGGCATACCGCAAGGTCGCCCCCTACGACCAGTTGGAGGACATGCTCAACGGATATATGTGCTGATCCCACCTCAGAAAACGAATTTTTACACTTCACGGAGAACCCAGGCGCGGCCCCTCCCAAGCTTCTTCTCTCTCCAACTGCCAAGATGCCTTTCCAGAACTGCAACTTCATCAAGCAGTCCGACCACCGCCCCTGCGAACACCAGGTCTTCACCCACCCAGATACCGTTCCACCGAACCGCATCCACTGCGGGATGCATGCACCCATCGCCGCGCGTCTGCCGCCCGTCGTGGCCGGACAGTGCGAACACATCATCGGCACGGGTATGAACCAGCACTGGTGCGCCCGGGCCAATGCGGAGAACGAGCGTCTCTGCGCCCGGCACGTCATTGTGCGCGAGGCCGAGGCGGCGGTTGCAGCGCAGGTCGCTGCTAATCGCCAGGCCAGGTTTCGCCAGGCCATGGCTGACGCCCGTGCCGCAGCTGAGGCTCGTCACGCCGCCGCACCCCCGCCGCCACCGGGAGGTGGAGGGTACTATGGCGGCGCACCTCCGCCCCCAGTTGCCGTGCTACAGCGCATCGCAACGGACGCACAAAGCGTCCACACAGCCGCGGTCACTCGCCAGACCAACGAAGGCGAGAAGAAGCTTCTCGCTGAGAAGGGCGACGGCAAACAGGTTGGCCTTCGTGTCGCCCGGGTGTTCGTGGCCAGACATGGTCAGTTCCATTCCTTCATGCGAGTCATGAACGACATTGACCACTGGTACAGTCAGCAGAACTGCCGCCAACACGGAGACCGGCTCTACAGCCGGGTTCTGGAAGGGCTGTACCACACGATCATGCGGCAGCCTGAGGCAACTCGGAAGGAGCTGTTCAATCGCCTCTGGGAGGAGGCGAGTGAGTCTGTAGGCATGTGCTGCGAAGGCCACATCTCACGGCTAGTCAACGTGATGGTAGGCTTTGACGAAGCCTTCAAACCCCCGGTCTCTCTGGGCGAGGTTCTGCAGAACAAGATGGCGGCCCTTGCAGCATCTGGCTTCCCGGACGCAGTAGACCAGGCAAAGGCATTCATGACCGAGCTCGGCGTGTCTGCGCAGGACCAGGCACCCTGGCTCGAGGCACTGGCGTGAAGAGCGAAACACGCCAGAGTCTGAACAAAAATTTTTACACTGTCCGAAAACGGATTCCGTGTCAACCGGGGGAAGAGAGCCCATCGTCCAAAATGCCGGTTCTCTCTTCTTCCGACACGAACGAGCTCTACGCAGCCTTCACCATGTACAACTTCAAGCGCTTCGAACAGGCATGTGTTGACATGTTCGTCAAGTTCTGGGTTTGCAGGATCCCAGTCGACATCAAGGAACAGCTTCTCGAGGCTGTTCGCAACTCACGGACTCGCAAGGACATGTGGGTGCGGTTTCGCACGTTCATCCCCTCGGATCACGAGGTTGTGATTGACGGGCGAATCCTGTCCTCTCAGCACATCATCCACAGGACGGACGCACTTGCCCAGATCGCCGCGGCGATTGGCGACCACATCCACGTCCGCGCGGTCACAGACGAGTCCGGGCTCATCTTCCTTCGGATCGAGTACTGGCCTCCCGTTGAACGCCAGGTGGTACCGCCTGTTCACAACCCGGAGGACGACATGCCCCCGTTGGAGGGTCACGATTTCTGAAAACGAATTGTCTGCCATCACGGACAACCAGTGAGTGGGGACTCTAGATCCCCCGCAGGCCGTTTCGGCGGCCCCGTTCCCGGACACGGGTCTAATCATGTGGTGTGGAGCTGGTCCCGCAAAGGCAGAGCTAGACTGTTTTTGTATTTGGTTGACTGAATCCACTTTTCTGAAAACGAATTGTCTGCCATCACGGACAACCGGTGAGTGGGAGTTGATACCAGACCAACCAGCGATGGAACAATGCCGCGAACAAGGTATCCAAGAGGGTAAGATGTCG